GGTTATTAGTGTGTGCCGCTGTATAGCTAAAGCTGTGAGTATGAGAACCAAAAGTAGCAACTGTAGCTCCGCCAGTGGTCCCTGAAATTGCATGGTCAGCATGAGCGTTAAGTAAAGCAGCTACTTCAACAGCTAGATGCTTCTTATGGTCAGGGTGATTAGAGTTAGAAGTTACAGGCAGGCATGGTCTAGCCCACTCTGTCATCTCCTGCCCCATGACCTGAGGAACCTGAAGCTTAATCTTGTTCTCACCTTCAGGGTCATCGTTCTCAGCACAGATACCTTCGTATAGTCCATAGAACTTAGCGTTGTATTCTTTCATCGAGTTCTTGCCACCGCCTTAGCCACACGTGCGGCAGTTGCAGCCGTACGTTTTGGTTCTGTAGAGGCAGTCCGTTTTCCAACTGCTTTGTTTGCAGTCTTCCAAACAGCTGCGCTGTTGTTAGCAGTGGTTAGTTTATTTCTATTTTTAATCTTTCCAAAACTATCCTTTGTTGTAGGCGTGTACTTAATTCCCGTCCGAACAAGTTTAGTCTTTGCCTTCACTTTGGTGTTTTTCTTATTAGGAATAATGACACGGTTTTCACCTACAGGGTTTTGTATATCCTGCCCATCTTCCCAACGGTTAGCCTGACCTAGTCCATCAGTGCCCAAAGTAACAACAGTTGTGTAAACATAGTTCTTTACTGTTTCTTCTTTAATCTTATGCTCTGTACTTAGTACAGTCCAAAACCCAGAGTAGTTAGGTCCCAAACCATTTAAATAAATTGGCATACCTGGTCTTAGTGACGGGCTGCCCATAAGCTCAGCTTCGGCTCTATATGGAAACGCGTTTCTTAGCTCTGCTGCTTCAGCCTCATATTCTGCAATCTCGGCGTTTGTAGTAACAGCGTCTGTGTTATACCTATCAAAAAATTCTTCTTGAGACTTTGCTCGTGTTCTTTTATTTCTTTTTTGTTTAGTAGCGGCATATGCAGACTTACTATTTTTATCTACACCGCCCACAGCTACAGCAGCTTTCATGTCTCCATCAAAACTTAAAGACTCACTAATAATTGGTTTAAAAGTATAGATGCTACCGAGACCCATACCAACCTGTATTTGGGTAAAAGTAGGTGCTTCAGCCCTAAGTTCTTTATAGTCTTCTAATAAAGGTTTTAGGTATACTTCAGTATTTTCAGTTCTTAAACCCCATCCAATTTGTTTAGCTAACTTAACAAGCATCTGCCAATCAGTTAACCCAGGATGAGATATCTGTTCAAACACTCTGGGGTGAGGGTTAGTTATAGCAACAAGACCATGCTTACTAGCAATCTCGTCTACAACCATATCGGCTGTGTAGCCTTTGTACACTCCTTGAGATGCCTGCTTTAATGGGAAAGACCCACCAATACAGGTAACCGTAATAAAGTTTTTACCCGCTGTTTGGTCAGTCTCTACATGGTGAATGTACCCGTAGAAGTCTCTACTATTTACCATAGATAAGAACGATGCTTCTACTGGAGTTCCTGGTCGGATGTTGTCGTAATCGTATCCCCAGTCTTTAAATGTAAACTCCGCTACCTCATGCTCATAAAACTTTTGTTTTAAGGTTGCTGAATATACATAGGTTGGGTCATCAGCACCATTAGGAAATGAAATTCGTACCTGATTAGACATTAGGTATCCTTAGAATTGCTCCATTAGGTATATTCTCAAAGTCATCTATTTCAGGATTAAACTCAGCAATCAACCACCATAGGCTTGGTCGTCTGTAGTACTTTTCAGCTATAGAGTCTAGTCTTTCCCCTGTTATGTATTTATGAGTATCGTAAGTTACGTAACCAAGTTCGGTAAAATCATAAAACACAACTGGGTTTTTACTTGCGCCAGCTTCTACAGAGTAAAAATCAACTAAAGAAAACTCGTACCTAGAGCCTGCTTTTATCATAGATATCTCCTATACAATCATTGAGCCAGCAAAGCAATCAAACGAGATGCTTACTACTGTTCTTAGAGGGACCATGTTTTCAGCAAAAGATGTGTGATTAATAGATAAAGAACTTGCCCATCCAACATAAGACAGGCTATTCATTGAACTAAAATTATTAGTATCTCCACCCAATTCAAAGGCTAAAAGCGTAGGTTGTAAGTATCCTAGGTCAGCTGTCTTTTTTCCTAGCATGTTTACCCAACCATCTGCTGCTTGGTTTCCAAACTTTCCATCACCATTTATAGCTTTGAATAGATACTCAAGGTCCGCCATTGTTCCAAGTTCAGCAAGTTTTTTAATCTGTAGTGAGTAATCTTCAATTTTTGCTAACGGGTGCTTACCACCGTTTGTATAGTATTGAGTAAAGTCTATGTAGTTTCCATCATTAAGGGTTCCAGCATTATGATAGAAGTTTCTAAGACACGCAAAATCGTTAGTTCTATCTAATGTAATAGATAAACTAACGCTCTCTTGGCCAGGAAATGCACCAGATACTGAAGTGTAAACATCGCTAGCCGAAGGAGTAATATCCATGTTTCGGTTAACGCTAACTGAGACAGACTCAGGGTTCCACAAAAATTGGAATCCATATTTATATGTTGAGTCTCCAACTATTGAAGTGCCCTCAGGTTTATAAGTTGAGTTTCCAGTTTCTGTTTTGCGTTTATCTCCAATTTTACTAACTTCACCAGTTGTTCTATCAATAGATGTTGTTGAAGCAGCATTGTCGTAATACCAAATACGTCCGCGTCGATTACCGTGAAACGCGTAACCTTGTCCACCTACATCGCCTGGTATAACATCCTGAGCTCTTGTTGGAAGACTCCAGTTGTGTGGAGGAAGATTAAAACTGTAACCATTAGGGGTAGGAATTGGGGGTGTCTTTTTAACGCCTTTACCCTTTCCACCTTTTCCACCCTTTCCACCTTTACCGCCAGACCCCCCAGAACCGCTAGGCCCAGCACCAGTCTTGTTTTTATTAGCTAACATTTTAGTTAAAGCTAGTGCACCAATAGCTGCAACACCAGTACCAACAGGACCAGCGCTACCACGAGCCGCAGTGGCTATACCAGCTCTTGTAAAACCATAAATCTTTGAAGCCAAGCTTGGAGCAGCAACCGCTGTAGCACCCTTGAGTGTAGTGCCTGCTTTGCTCTTAGTTGTTTTAACAACAGCAGTTTTTACTCCTGGGTTTTTGCTTAATTTTAAAACAGTAGTTTTATTACTTTTTATTCCAGTCTTAGTAACGTTAACCGCAACTTTGGCCACGCTTACTGCACGTGAGCGAGCAAGGACTGCGGCACCAATACGTATTGCTCCTAGTGCTAGTGGCACTGCTAATGGCAATGGCATTACTGTCCTCCTAGTTGCTTGCTAAAGTTTTGGCTAGATAGAAGCTGCTTAAGAGCTTCTGCTGTTGCACCTGGGTTTCCGCCACCTTCAATTTTAATAGTTACTCCACCCATGTTGTACGTATTAGCAGAAGAGGCTGGTTCAGCAAAAGACTGAGCTTTGGTTGCAGAAGCAAAACTTTTTAACGTTTGTTTATTGATGTAGTCTTCAAGAGAAACTCCACTAGCTCCATCTTTATTAGAGCCAGGAAGCATCCCAGACCAACCAGAGTTAGTTGTTGGGGTTGTCTTGCCGTCAAAATTATATGGACTTCCACCAACTTTACCTGTAACCCAAGCAGAACTATTAATAGCAGCAAGAATATCTTCTTTACTCTTACCCGCTTTTAACGCTTCAATAATGTCTGTATATCCGCGCTTGTCTGCGCTCTTACCAGTAAGGGTATCGATAGTTGCATTAAGCCCATCTTCCCAGCTCTTATAAACCTTTACGCCTACGTGGTTCATAGACTCTGAACCGTACTTGCCACCTAAAGTCGTATTAAGTGGGTTGTACTTAGCAGAGTTTTTAAAGTGACCACCCTCATGGTTCTGCCATATCTTTAAAGCATCAATAGAGTCTTGGCTTTGAGGAGCCCCAATTTTCTTTAAAAATGCTTTAGCAAAGTCTTCGTTTGAAGATTTATCACTTAGTTTTGTATCCTTACCAAACACCCAACCACCGTCACCGCGGAATGGGTAGTTCTTTAAATCGTGATTAGGAACAATGTATCCATCTTCTTTAGGTACAAATAGTTCTGGTCCGCGCTCTCCAACAATGTAAGGGCTCTTTTCATCTACGTCTCCGCCCTCAGCTTTAAACAATCCCGCAATTCCCCTTGATAAAGGGTTACCAACTAAGAAACCAGTAAGAGCACTAAGTGCTCCATTACCGCCGCTACCTAGTGTTTCAAAGAAACCTTTCGTTGCGCCAAGAGCAGATATAAGACCAGTAAACTTATCCATTTCAGTAAAGAAGCCACTTACATAAGACATAAGTTGGTCTGCTCTACCTTTAGCGTCAGCAATAGCTGGGGCTGTTGTAGAGATAAACTCTGATGCTTGAGCTGTTCTTTGTCCCTGCATATTTGCAGCAAAGGTTGAAAGACCTGCGTCTTGGGATAGTTTCTTCATCCTATCGCCGCTCATACCAGCAAACTGTGCTCCGCCTGTAGACGCCTTAAGTAGAAGTCCGTCTTCAATCATTTTTCTTAGGTACGGGTCATTACCAAAAAGGTTGTCAAGCATGGTAGCAATAGCGTTACCAGGTAATAAAGAAAGTTTAATATCATTAAGAGTAGAACCAGACCCACCAGTGCGTCTCTTTTGACTTTCAAGTTTGTTCCACAAGTCATCAATAATTGCTCTTGGGTCACGGGGCATTCCGTTTTCATCACGAACTCTAATGCCTACAGCTCTTAACATGTTAACGCTTCTACCGCGGTTCATTGCGCCCACTGCTTGTGCAGCACCTTCTCCACCCATACCAGGGGTCATGTTAGATAAAACTGCAGAACCCATAGCTACTTGTTGCATGTTCTGTTGATTACCGCCATAGATACCGCCTTGTGCAAAGGTAGCCATCATTCGCATATTATCAAGAGGGTCTTTCATCAAGCCAGCTTTTGCTATTTTGTTTAAGAAGTCTCGTGTTTGGTCGTAAGCACCGTTCTTGCCGCTCATGTCAGAGAGGCCACCAAGTACACCTGGCATACCTGCTTGAACTCGACCTCCGCCACCTAAAGAGATAGCAGCGCGTGATGTATATAGCTGTGCTTTAAATGCATCGTCTGTTCCTGGCATAGCCATTGCAGCGGCAGTGACACCAGCTGCAGCTATTTGCGCAGGTGATGGTTGTCTGAAGACATTTGTATTTCCGCCACCTTGAGGGGCACCTGCAGCAGCAGGACCTGTACCACCTGGGCCACCTGGGCCAGCGGGGCCGCCTGGTCCACCTGCTTGTGGAGTAGAGAAAGTAGGACCAGCCATAACAGTATTGGCGCCACCTGGGCCACCAATACCGCTAAAGGCATTTTTAAATTTTGCACCCATGCGGGTGATTTTTGTTTCAGCAGCGTTAAGTGAGCTGTTGATTCTGTACTCAATGGTGCTAGCCATTTGTAAAAGGGTAGAGTGAGCACCACGGCTTGATTGTTCAAACCGCTGCATATTATTTGCAGCATTTCCACTACTGGAACTGCTAGGCATATTTAACATTATCTAGTCCTTCTAGAACGCTCTAACCAATTAAGACGCTCTCTGGGTGAGAGGCTTCTTATATCTGATAGTGACCAACCAGCAAAAGTTCTTGTAAGAATTTCGTACTGGTCTAACAGGCTTTCGTAATCTGTTTCACTAAATGCGAAACAAGTCAAGCAAGGACAGCGGAAGAGCCATTAACTCACCACATGCCTTACAAGCCTTGGTCACCTCCCCAAGGCGTGGACCTGGGTTACGCTTGATGATTTCATCAACAAGCTTGGTTCTATCTGCCATACCTAAAGATAAAGCAGTTATAGCACCTTCAGATGGTTCTCCGTCTAGTGATACTAAGCAACCAGCTAGTAAAATAGTGTTTACTTCAGCAGGTGTTCTTTCAAAGTTCTCCATGAGCTTTCTTTGAGTCACACCGTTAGGTAGGGCTACTACAGCCTTACCCTTCTTTGTTTCTATTTCAAAAGTTCTATCTTCCTTTGGGTCTTTTAGTTCCACTTCTGGAACATCAGAGCCTAAAGACACAGAAACCTCTTGAGAGTCTCCGCAGTCACGACAACGTGCGGTAAGGTTAATGTCATCCCCGAAAGTCACTCTTCTAATTGCTAGAAGGATGGTGTCTCGGTCGCCAGCTAAGATAGAGTCTAGGTCTTCCTTCTCGGCGTTCCTAGAGCCAATCTTTACAAGGCCTCTTTGCAAAAGTACATTGAGAGCTTTACCTGAGGTACCTGCTTTTGCTACAGCTTCCTCGTCAGCTCCGTTAAGTTCTCGTACCTCAACTGTGTTGGATACTTCACCATTTGGCTCAATGAAACCACCTGGCAACTTAACAGAAGACTCTGAAGGGGCCCGCGTCTTAATGACTTGTGCGGGCTCCTCCATAGCCTTTGCTGCAAATTTCTGTATTAGTTCTGCGTCTGTAATAATATCAGTCACGATTTATGCTCCTAAGGGTTGTTAATTAAGAAATTTTTCCTGCTGCGTCTTCTTCAGTGCCATCTTTAGTAAAGAAGACTGATAGGCCTTCATGTACTAGAGTCATTGACTCAAACAAGATTGCGCCGTCTGCTGCGTTAAGGTCTGTATAGTTTAGCGCAGTAATCCATGCGTTGTGAATCTTGAAGCCCATCTTGTACTTCTGAGCCTCTGTTGGCCCAGAGTTTGGATGGTCAGCTACAAACACTTTGATGTTAACACGGAAGCTTTCAGCAGCTCCTGCTGCGCCGCCCTTTACAGCAATACCTTCTCCAGATGCTGCTGCAAATAGACCACGCATCCATGTGATTGCCTGGTCATTACCAGCCAATACTCCACGTTGCATAGTGATTGGTGTAAAGGTAGTCATACCAGGTACCTGGTGTACTGTGGTGTTGTAACCACCTTCACGGTACTGAATGGCTTGAGTATTGATACTCAACCCACTGATACTGCTAAATCCGCCAGACCATGTGGTGATTTTTGTATCAAAGACTTTACCGTCTTTTGCTACCTCAAACTTAGCGAAGAACCGAAACGAGCGTAACGGGTCTGTTGCCAGTGTTGAGTGGCGATTGATTATGCTGCTTGTCATTTATTGGGTCTCCTTTACGCCACAGTAACGGTGGCTCCACCGTCAAACTGTCCAATTTTAATAATGATAAATTCAGCTGGACGCTGTAGAGCAACGCCAACTTCAATGTTTACGTACCCGTTGTCAATTGAGCTTTGTGGGTTGTTTTGTGCATCAACCTTTACAAAGAACGCTGCCTGTGGGGTAGCGCCTCGTAGTCCGCCCTTGCTCCAGAAGTCAGTAAGGAAAGTACTGATTGAAGAGTTGATACGGTTCCACAAGGCTTCATCGTTTGGCTCAAAGATTGCAAACTCTGTAAGGTCTGTAAGAGACTTACGTAGATAGATAAGTGTACGACGTACAGGAACGTACTTGTCTACATATCCACCCTTGAGTGTGCGTGAACCCATGATTACAATGCCTGAACCAGGTACAAACTTAATTGCGTTTACTGGAGCAGCTGCAGAGTTAAGAGTATCAAGTTCACCATTTGTAAGAGTTGCAATTGATACAACTCCTGATAGGCGAGCAAGAAGACCAGCTGGGGCCTTGAATACTCCACGTGATGCATCAGTTGTTGCAATAACTCCCATAACTGCTGCGCCAGAACCAACTGCACGTGTACGGCCTGTGCCAGAACCAGGAGCAAGTGTTGGGTCAGAGATAACAAGGTTTGGATAATAAACAGCGGCAAGTGAGCTTGCTGTGTACTGTGCAGCTAAAGCTAGTTGTGTAGAAGACTCATCATAGATACCATCAATAACTACAAACACATCTTGACGAGAGTTTGCATAACCAATAGCCGCATTAACTACAGGAACAGTCGAGTTTCCAGGAACGTTCATAATTAAAGACTGCTTTATTGTGTCAAAGTTTGTAAGACCAGTTGCATAATCGGTATTACCTAGAGTGTTTCCATTGATGCCAGTAGATAGAGTTTGGTTTGTTACAACAGCTGGATTACGAGTAGTACCTGTGTTTGCTGAGTTAAGGTCAGTTAAACGTACGTAGCCAGAAGCTGCGTTAACAATAGCTGTTGCATAACGAGCATTTGTTGCTGTCATTGAAAGGTCAACGTGACGCTCAACTAGGTTTGCATCTGTATTGCCACCGTAGTATACGAACAAATCAAATAGACCTGTTGTTGCTGAGTTAGCGATGCTGATGTTAATGCTGTTACCCCATGCTCCAGCGTTATTAGCTTGAATCTGAAGTGTTGCTGATGGGCTTACTGCTCGGTCTGATAGTGAACGAGTTGCTGATGTTGCGCCGTTAGCAACGCGGTTAACGTAGCACTGGCTTCCACCATTTGTAAAGAACATGTATACAGCAAGTGGTAAATCATTACCAGCTGCTCCTGCTCCAGTACTTGTGTTCCAAGTACCGTACAGTGTTGAATACTGGCTCCAAGATGTAATTAGTGTAGGTGTTCCAATTGGACCACGGTCGTTTGCGCCAATGAATGCGCCGACAGATGCTGAGTTTGGACCAACTACAGGTGCGACAGGGTTTAACGTTTCTTCAACGTAAACTCCTGGACGTAGAACTGCCATTAGATTTTCTCCTTTGTTTTAAACAAGTTTGACATTTTTTATACTTTTGTTAATCCAGTAGGGATGTTCGATGTTTGGTCCGTTAACTCAGGAAGGTTAACAAGTACTTCTTCAACTCGTGAAGCCCTACGGCCTGCATCAAGTGGAGTAAGTTCACTGATTACTCTTACTGTGTAGATATTGCGTAACAACCTGCGGTTTCCAGTTTCTCCGTCTACCGCATCTCGTTTTGCAAACCCATCAAGAAACATATGACGGCGTGAGGTCTCTGTGCCTAGTTCGTTTGGAACTAGTAGACCGCCATACTTTGATGGAAACTTGTGCGTCAATTGAAGCATCATTGCCCTGTCGTGACGCGGGTGACGGGCATAGGTTGTTATTTGATATATCAAATCAAAAGCTACTGGTACTTCATAGCGGTAAGTCTTGCCAGCTATTGGGGCGACTGTTCCGCGATAGTCATTGTCTACCAGTTGACCTGATGTCTGACGGTCATTAGCTGGAATCATGTCTATCAAATCAATAGTCACAAACGGAAACTCCTGTGCTCTAACTTCAACATCAGGGTATCCAAACCACACCTTAACTGGGCGGTAGGCTGTCTTCTCATCTCCCACAGTCATACCTTGAAGAAGAGTCTTAAGAGCGGTGTCCTCAGCAATTAGAAACGGATTTCCCATTCTATAGCTTCACCTCTTTTAACATCTCTTCAGGGTGGTTCTCGTAAATAGGTGCTGCAAAGTTTTCCATTTGATACTGAAAAGAACGTATAGCCGCCGCGGGGGCCTGCATGCCAGAGCCGTACTCTAGGTTTTCAATTTTTTCTTTAAACTCTTCTGGGTAATCAACAGCAAACACACCTTGCTTTACCACAACGGAAAGGGCCTGAGAAACGTCATCTGGCCAGCCGCGATTAGCTGCTTCTTTCCTTAGGCTAGCCGTAAGGGAAGGTGCAGCGGACTCTAAATTAGAATCAAGATTTCTTTTTAGATTTTTTATTGACACCAGTAATTACCCCACGAGCTGCCGCTCCTAGTAGCAATGCTTTCCACACTCCTGCGCCCGTGCCTTTATTACTCTCGGCCAAAGCTTCAATGAACTCAACGTCCGAAGCCTTGTCAACGTGATTATCTTTAGGCATGTCATCTCCATAGGAGTAGTAAGCAAAGTACATCGCAGGGGGTGGTGCTTTGAGCCCCGCATGGGCTCAGTACTAGGATAAAGCAAAGAGGGACCTTTCGGTCCCTCAACTACTTACTTCTTTATTACATGCCTTTTTTCTTAACCATCGAAGACTTCTTAGCCTTGGATGGGCCAGCTTTCTTAGCAAACTTCTTGTTAGCTTCCTTAAGGGACTTCATGCCGTGCTTATCTTTTGGCTTCATGCAGCCACAGGTAGCGCACATTACTTCTTCTTCTTTCTTAGGGCAGCAAAGTCAGAGCCTTCTAGCTTGCCGTCTTTGTCTACATCAAGCTTCTTCTGCTTAGGAGACATCTTCTTTCCCTTACATGCCTTACAGGTACCGCAAGTGCAAGCCTTGCCTTTAGCCTTTGACTTGGACTTTGGGCCTTTGCCAAAACCTGGCTCGCCCTTCTTCTTACCACATCCACATGCTGCACACATTTACTTGCTCACTTTCTTCTTAGGTTTAGCGACTTTCTTTTTTCCAGAGCCTGCAGGGACGCAGTTCGGAACCTTTTTGCCACCCTTCATTTTCATGCCTACTTGAACGTAGCCATCCCAACATGGGTTTGTATCTTTAGCCATTATGCTGGTCCAATCGTTGTAATTGTGCCTGAAGAGCCTCTGTATTTCAGGGCTCCAGATTCTACATAAAGGATGCCTCCGCCTGTTAGGTTGGCTGTAGGGGCTGTTCCATTTTGCATAAGAAGTCTATCTGCGTTTACATACTGGAAGTAGTCAATAGACCCTAAAGAACCACCTGTTCCTGAAAGAGCAACTAGGGTTGAGGTTGGTTTATCAAAGACGGTATTAAGGATTGAGTAGAATCCGTTTAGTACAACTGGGGCAACGTTAGATAGTGCTGAGGTTAATAATTGAGAGTTTGCTAAAGTAAGGACGGTTCCAGCAGCAGAGGTAACAGCGTTAGTTGCTGCGGCAACTACTACCGTCTGTACTAGGCTTAAACTTCCAGCAGTTAAAACTGGAGATACAGTGCTTCCGTTTTTAACAAGTACATTTGCGCTTGCGTTATTAACAGTTATAAGATTTGTATTACCACCATAAATGTCAACTATTCCGCTTCCAGTAATGCTTCCAGTACCAAAGTCCGTTAAACGAATAAGCGTGTATGTAGCAGTACTGCTTTTTGTCAGAGTTCCAGAGATATCGCAGTTAAGTATGTATGGAACTCCTGCACCAGTAGGGGTAGTGATGGTTAGGTTTGTCATCTTTAACCCTGCAATAGTACAACCAGTATTTGTGCTTACAGTTCCAGAAATTAAAGTGTTTCCGCCAACAAGACCAGGGGCAGTTAATACTGTGTATTGATATGTAATTGAGGGGTTTTCAGTATAGGTTCCTGGGTGAATAATGACTGTTCGTCTATCACCTGCTACTAGAGTAAGCGCTTTAGTAATAGATGCAACTGGGTTTAAAATGTCACCATTACCAGTAGTGTCGTTTCCATCTACTTGGCTAACGTGGATTTCTTGGTCATAGCCAGTAAATGTAGCTTGCTTTCCAGAAACTTGAGCTTCTAGAACGTCAAGAGCGGTGTTGAGAGTTGTACCCCAACCAGTAGCTCCAATTGTTGGTTTAGTAATTGGCATAATTAAACTCCATAGTTTCCGTCTCCGTAATTTCCATATCCATATAAGACATTTAACACTCTATCTCCATCTGAGGAGTATGCAGCAAACTGTGGGTCGTTTACCATTTCTTCTGGCATTACTTGAATACATTCTACGCTCAGGATAGTAAACCTGTCTGCCACAATGCCTCGCTCTTGGATGGCATATGGGCGATAGACCTGACCTCGCCAGACCACACGGTCACGGTTGTTGATATCTGGGCGAAGAATGATGTTAGGAGCAAACTTCTGCACGTCTTCAATATTGAAAGTCATATGGAGAGTATCTGCGTTGTAGTAACCAACCGCTGAAGTCTTTGCCTCACCCTGCTTGATAACCGCTCTAACTACAGGCACTGAGTATGGACCAGTCCAAACCTTGCCACCCATAGAAGAAGAGATGTCTTGCCCTACGTCGTATAGTGGGTCAACATCAGAGTTAACGGAATCAAATATATACCAGAGGGCTTTTGTTCCTACTGGGTGTTTTAAATCAGAGTCGATACCTTTAAGAAGGTCGGTGGTTTCATAATCGGCATCAAACCGACCACCAGGTGTATGAGCTCTCACTTAACGCCCTCTCTGTAGAACTCTAGGTTACTATTTAAACGTTTATCTGTAGGGTTAAGCTCTACTGCCTTCTCCCCGTATTCCAAAGCTTGAGTACGTTCACCTAACCAGTAGGCACATACAGCCGCTAAGTCGTAGGGTATTGAGCCCCAAGCAAAGGCTTCATTAAGATAATCCATTTGTCTGTCTTTTACATTTAAAGCTTTTTTGCAAAGTGTTAGGCACTCACCCCACCTACCGTTGTCATAATGGTATTGAGCTAGCTCCACGTATGCTTCTCTTTTATTAGGCTCCTCTTGCATAGCCTTCTTCCACCACTTAAGTTTCTCTTCTTCATCAGTAGAGCACTTAGCAATGTATCGCATAGAAGATGCGCGTTCGGCCCTCCACGTAGCTTTAGGTAAAGATAGGTGACGTTCAAACTGAACTTTAGCTTCTTCTAGCTGACCGTGAAAGAAAAGTTCGCGGGCGTAGTAGTAAGCGTTGCGGTCGTTGTACGGGTCCTCTTCTACAGATAGTTTAAGGAGTGGGAGATATTGACCGCGAGACTTAGTGTCGTCAGCTTTATGCCATAGACCAAGCTTGCTCCAGTATTCTTTTTCTTCAAGGCGGTCCGCATACAAGCACTCATGTACTGGGTGAACCCAACGGTATCCGTGACGTGCGTGAATCTTATCCCCACCAAATGTAAGACCAGGTGTGCCGTTTGGATTAAAATTCCATGTGTAGTCGTATCTAATACGAGTTGCCCACGCTGGTGCCTTCTCCATCTCCTCACGCCATCCAGGAGCTAGCATCTCATCCATATCTAGAGAGATGCAGTAATCAATATCATCAGGCAATAAGGCTAGCGCTGCATTACGTGCGTCATCGAAACGCCAGGGGCGTATGCTGATAACGTGAACGTTGATACCCAACTTCTTAGCTTTTGCTACAGTCTTGTCTACTGAGCCAGTATCAGCTATTAGTAAGTAGTCGGCCTCTTTGCAGGAGTCGTACCAGCGTTGTACAAACTGTTCTTCATTTAAAGCAATGGTGTAGACGGCGATTTTCATGTACTTATTGTACTCCCAAAAAGAAAAGCCCCGCCAGTCCCTAAGGACGGCGGGGAGCTAATCTATACTTTATTAAGCTAGGGTTGCGAACTTAACAGCACCGTAGACGTTTGTTCCACCGTCCCATGAGTAAAACTCAAGAACGGTCTTATTTGTTCCAGATGCGATAGTTGGCGCTGAGCCACCATCCCAAACAATGTTGTTAAATGCGACTGCGTTAGAACCACGTGATGCAACTTCTACCTGCCATGATGTTCCATAACCAGCTGGGATACCAGTAAAGTTAACTGTCACCGCTCCGACTGGGTTAGCAATACGGATGAATGAGCCGTTAGTAGGGTTGATTGGAACTGTTCCTGTAGAAGCAGAGAATGTCTGCAAACGGCCAGTTACTCCAACGTTGATGTAAGCATCATTAGACTGAGTAAGTACTGTAGGTTGTGAGCTAATAGCCATTTACTTCTTCTTTCTTGTAGAGGGTTTCTCTTCGATAGCTAAGGTTTCTTCTACAACCTCAGCATCGATAATTTCTGAATTAGTAAAGTTTGTTCCATCCCACAGAGCCTTTGCAGACGCCTGTAGACGAGGTGGGTAGAAGATTCCACCCTCATAGGTCCAACCTTTAGAAGGTTGTGGAGTTAGGTGAGATATTTCAATTGCTGGAAACAAATCACCTAAAACTCCCAAGCCTTCTTCATTTGCAGCAACGATTACTTGGTTAACCTCGTTGCCATCAATTAATGCGTATTTTGCCATTAGTTACTCCTTAGAGAACTGCCTTGTCAAACCAGCGTACTAGTGCGTAGCCGTCTGCACCGTTACCACCAAATGACTGGTAGCCATGGTACTGGCAACCGCCGAAGTCGAGGTCGATAACATCGCCTGCATCGAAGTACAAGAGCTCCCAGCATACATCAAAGTATGATGCATCTGCAGGGGCCATAAGTGTCTGCCAGTTACCTGATGTTGCGCCTGTTGCTCCTAGGTAAGTGATTGTGTTAACGCCAGAGAACTGAATATTGTATTCTGGACGGTCTTCACGAATTACCTGGTTGCGGTCGTTCTTCCAGCGAACTGTTGGACGTACACGCTTTGGAGTACCTGTGAATTGCGGGCTAGTTACACCAGCTGGAGCAGTTGTTAGACGTGCAGCCACACCTGAGAAGAATAGTGGGATACGTGGCAAGATTGGGAATGTCTGCCATGTAGTTGTCACCTTTGCGTTACCAACATCTTGGATGGTTGTACGTAGAACGTTTGAACCATAGAAGCCAGCCTGCGCTGAAATAGTGGTTGTTGCGTTATAGATAGGTGTCCACTTAAAGTAGTCAGATGAGATTGCTTCGTAGTTAACTGCTGCGTTTGCAGAGTTGTGGTTAAGCATTACTTCTGGAGCGTTACCCCAGTTAGAACCACCACCGCCACCGCCTGCGCCAGAGTTAGCAACTGCATCAAGACCACGTGCGTAGTAGTCAGCAGAAGCTGCGCCAGCTGCGTTAACAAGCCATGTTCCGCCGCCCTTACCGCCGCCGCCATTGCCGCGACCTGGAGATGTCTGAAGCTGTGAACCAGTAGTCCAACCAGCGCCACCGCCTCCGCCACCAAGTGCAATACCTATTGGTGAGCTGCTGTTAATGCTGCTTATAAGTTGACCTTGTCCGCCGTCGCCGCCCCAACCAGGAATTACTGTGTTACCAGTTCCTGAGTTCCATGAAGCTGCGCCACCTAAGTTTCCGCGCATTGGCCATGTTTGCTGTGATGAACCAGCAGTAGTGTTCCAACCAGATGATGGTGATGTAGAGAAAGCTGGTGTAAAGGTAAGTGCGTTACCACCAACAGTTAGGGAACCGCCGCCGCCGCCAGCAAGTGTCATAGCACCTGATGAGTTGTTAGCTGCGTGACCACCGTTGTTGCCACCTTCTAGACCATACAACCACACTGGGTTGTTAGAGTTCCAGGTACCTCCACCTCCACCGCCTTCTGCGGATAGAGTTGCTGCTGTTACAACAGGTGTAATACCTGGCTGTCCAGCGTAGAAATATGTTACGTTATCTACTTCCTTGTAGGTTGTAGGTGCTGCAGCAACTTCAAGTTGCGGAGCAATAACGTGGTATTCAATTTGTCCAAGAGTTGCAGTAGTTGCTGCTGCAATCTTTGTGATACCAAACTTAACAAATGCTGCGTTAACAGGAGCTGTAACAGTTACGCCCACACGTACTGGGTAGGTAACTGCTGGCATCTGCTGTGTTAGTGAAGCAACACCGTTGATTGGTAGGTAAACGTTTGAACCCTCTGTACGGATAATTGAGTTGTAATCTCTGTCAAAGAACTCAAGGTATCCACGTACTGGACGGTAGAAGTTATTGGTACCAGTGTCAACAACAAACGCTGAACCTGAATACTGCACACTTGGTGTTGCCTTGACAAAGCGGTGAGCCGTTTCAAGGTTACCGTTTGTAGCCTGGTTTGAAGTAACCAAAAGTGAAGCCGCTTCACGGTATGTAGGTGGGCGCCATGTTGTAGTAGCGTTTCCAGCTTCTAGCTGAATGTTGTCAATCCAGTGGTTAGTAGTACCCTGCTGGAATAGAATCGATGGGTAAATAAACTGAGGTGTTGAGCCCCACGCATACTGACTATTAGCAAGAGTAGAAGCAATTGCAGGTGTGGTGAATGTAGCTGAAAGACGACGCCACCCTGTTTGAGTTGGTGTGCTGTTAGCTCCAAGCATCTGAACAGTTGCTGGGTTAGCAAATGTTACAGCGCCACCTGAAATAGGTGCGTTAGTAGCAAGAGTCAAAGTAACAAGAGTTCCAGCAATAGCAGACACAACTGTGCTTGCCTGAATACCAGAACCTGTTACAGCCATACCTTGCAAAATACCTGAAGCATCTGCAACAGTCATTGTTGTAGAACCGCTAGAAGCAGTTGCTGTTGTTGCAAAAGTGCCACCAAAACCAGTCAAGGTTGATGGAGTAACCTCACGATAGAAGAATCCGTTTGCCTGACCAGCGTCAATTGAGCCTGTATCTCCAGATGTTGTTCCAGAGGTGCTGTAACGAGCATTTGACTGAGCGTTAAATGAAGCGCCTGTTGAACGGATACCAAAGCGAATAGGTGTGCTTGAGCTTATATCTACGTTTGTAGAAATATACATAGAAAGTGTATATGTCTGGCCTGGGATATAAGGAATACCCTGTGAACCTGCTGAGGTAGTTAAACCGTTAGAGGTAGTTGTTGAGTTCAAGCTTGAGAAGCTCACCCATGTAGGCGAACCACCTGAGGTAGAACCACCAGTGCTGCAAATAAGGCCGTTAATACCACGTGCACCAGTGTATGAAATTTCAATTGTTGTGCCGTTAAGTGCCTGAGTTGTAGCGTTTGAAATAGTAATCTGAGTTGGGCTATCAACGCTGTTTACTACTGTTCCTGTTACAAATGCAGCACCAGTTACAAACATACCTGGGAATACGTTTAAAGTATTGTTAAGTGTTAGAACTAGAGATGTCAAAGGAGCTGTAGCTGTCTTTGAGTATCCACCAGTCATTTCAGCAAGCTTTGCTGGAACACCTGCGTTAGTGATGTTAAATGTAGCTAGAGCAGTACCAAACTGACGGATATTGTTATTTGTGATAACAGTTGCGTCTTCCAACTGTGCAACGTTTGGCTGCAAAAGGTTGTTAGATAGGTTAGTAAAGTATGGTGAACCTGCAGTGTTGTTAGTCTGTGGGTTAGATAGAACATCTGAGCCAGCTGTAGAGATGTTGTTAAAGAATACTGTGGCTGGACGTAGGATTGTGTTACCTGTGTCAAAGCGTACAATTGTTGAAACAGTACCGCTGTTAGCACCTGAAAGGGTAACAATGTTACCTGTAATAGATACTACAACTGCGTTAGCAATAATGTTTGCACCTGTTACATATTGACCAACAGTTATACCGTTAGCATTTGGGTACACAGTAATTGCGGAAGCGCCTGATACACCAGTTGCGGACTTGAAGTATACGTCGCCGTCCCAACCTAGTACGTTGTAGTCAAAATCTGTATTTGTTAATAGGTTAGCAACAGTGATAGTTCCAAATGAGGTTGGAGTACCGTTACCGCCTGGGAGTGTGCTAGTAACATCGGCTGCAGCGTTTTGAGCTCCAAGACCGCCTTGTCCACCTGCACCAATGCTAACTGCGTATGTAGTTAGTGGTGATACGTCAATGTTGCGAACAACAACGCTTCCACCGCCGCCACCGCCGCCTGCGACGTTTTGAGAACCGCCACCACCGCCGCCGCCTCCGCCAACTAGGATAACCTGGGCGCTTGTTACACCAGCAGGTGCTGTCCAGGTACCACTGGCTGTAAAGGCCTGTTCTTTAACATATACGCGACCAGAGTTATCGTTTGGAAATACGATAAATTCTTTACTTGAGGAAATAGCCATTTATATACCTGTCCTTTATCTGTTTAGGAAATCAATACACCTGAAACTAAAACATCAACGCTGGCTGCTACGTCAGCTGTTACTGCAATGGTTTCTGCGGCGTTTAAAACTGTGCGAACGTCAAAATTTACAGTACCGTTTGCTGGTACCTGTAAACCCGTGCAAAATGAAACTCCTCCAGTAAGAATGGTTACCGTACGGGTAGCGCCAGTCTTATTTGAAAGAATGATGTTAGTAATAATAGCAGTGTTTGAAGCTGGAACTGCATATGGAGAAGCATCAGAGGTACCAGCTGTACCCGCTTTAAATCGTGTTACTGTTGTTGGCATTATGCTAGTACTCCTATATAAGCTAGTGTGGTTAGATTAGCGGACTCTGCTTGAATAGCAGCGACCTTGGTGTTTCCAGCAGCGTTAACTGCTGCAACCTGTGTTGTACCTGCAGAGTTAACAAGCCCAGTTTGGGTTGTACCAGCAGTATTGATTACTGTTACGCGGTCAGCGGTTGCAGCAACAATGTCATTAACACCTAGTAGGGTGCCTAGGGTTTCTAGTGACTTAGTCACATAGATTAGGTCTTGCGCTGTATAAGTAGCAGCGGCAAGGCTTGCTGTAATTTCTTCTTTAACAGCGGTAATCTGGGTACTAAGGGAGCTGTAATCTGGCATGTTTTTACCTACCTTTCGAGGCTATTAAAAGTGTATCAGTTTTAAATACGAGGTCATTGTAAACTTTGAACATTATGCCTGAGCCTCTGTCCATGAGATACGAGCTGAGATATTGGCTGCTGAAGAACCAATGTTGGTTGCAGTCAAGACCAGGATATCTGGGCCATTAGGGTACCCTGGGGTAGAAACGTTTCCGTTTCCTCCAAGGATTGAGTTTCCAAGGTCACGAATCTTTGTAAGGTCGTAGTTGGAAATATTGTAGTTAGAAGCACCACCACCGTTTTCAGAGAAGAAGGATGCTACAGAGTCACCACCTGTGATTAGACCAGATGATGTCTGAACTCCACCAGCTCCAGGGCCTGAGTTATCAAAGTAGATAATCTGAGCAAGAGAACCAGAACCTACAAGGTCACGAGTCCAGTCATTAGGAATACCTGTAAATCCTTGACGAGGTGTAAAAGTAATACCTCCAGAGACTGTTCCAGTATTCGGAACAGAAAGAGTAATACGGTTAGCAGCGACTGAAGCAATAGTAGCCGCAGTTCCAATACCAGAACCTGATACCAACATACCAGGAACAAGTCCGTTAGTACCTGTTGCGTCATTTACTGTAATATTTAGCGTTCCTGAGGTACCTGTTACTGAAGAACGTGTAGTAGTCAACTGAGCAGGAGTCCAGTTAGTATATTCAATTCTTCCTGGGTTTAGGATTCCGTCAATACGGAACTGTCCGTTAGTTGAAACTCCAATAGAGTTCATCTTTAACTGCATGCGGTTAGCAAGTTCACGAATACCATAGTTACGAGCAATAGCGTTATCTACAGATGGAGCAAGACGTACTGCAATTAGTGGACGAGTAATACCAGCTGGCACGTTAAGAAGCTTAGTCATACCACCAGTGAAGATAAAGCTTGTATCATCATCAAACTTACCATCCATGATTACAGAAGAACCCCAGTGGCTAATAATAGGTGCACAGTTCTGAGTAATAGACTGAACCGCAACCTGAGCATTTCCACCAACGCCTGTGTAAGAGGAGTCAGGTACAAATGTTACTGGTGATTTAGTTCCAGCAAACTGGAAGGGTACATCTGGGTAAACTTGTGTAACAGATGCACGACGTTCCGCAATAAAGATAGGAGCGCACTTCTTTACAGGGTCATATGCTCCTACAGATGAGTAACGCATAATTTCTACGTTAGTATCATCACGTACTAATAGGTAACCTGCAGGTGGCCAGTATTGAGTGTTCTCAACCCACAGCACTGTATCGTTTGGACCAAGCTGTGCGCCGATTGTTCCTGCAGCTCCACCAGCTAACATCTTTGAGAAGAGTGATGGGTCATTAGAAACTTCATAGCGAGCAGGTAAGTTACCTGAACGTTGGTACGCAGCGTTGTTAACGTTGTTATTGGCAATACGATGACACCAGTTAATGCGACCACTTACGGTACGCATACCAAAGCGGATAGCACCAGCACCGTACCAGGTGTAGTCGATATAGAGCATCTGCATGCGTCCCATATCCAACTGATAACCCGATGAGCCTGTACCGTCAAATCGGTCCAAGTTCCACTCTTCTTGTGGGAATCGTTCTGTTTGAGTAATTAAGTAACGAGTTCTAATACCGTTAGGGCCTTTGTAAGCAGGTGCGATGTTTAAAGAAGTAGCAGAGTTAATTTGTACAACTTTATATGTTGCACCCTTAATAACAATTGTATTTCCAACTACTAATTGCTTACGGAATTGAGTATTAACACCAGTAACAAATGAAGAATCAGCTGTTACGTTAATACGACCAATGCCTTCTTTTTCAGAGTGACGGCGACAAACAAACGCTTTTTGTCCATCATATTCAAAGAAGAAACCGTTTTGGTCGTCATACAAACCTGCACGAGTAACAGCTCCGTACCAAGTACGAGCGTGTACATAGACGTTAACTCCTGCTGGGTTTTGGTCAACTAAAGAGACAGCGCTAGTTAGATTAGTTGTGTACTCAAATGTGTTAACGTCAATGATGCGTGAGACAACAAAGTTACCGTTGTATGGGTTGTACTCTGCGCGAGTTGTAACACCTTCAACCTGGATACCTACTCCAGCCTGTAAACCGTGGTCTTGTACAGTTCTTACTGTAATAATTCCTGAGCCTATAGTGCCGCCATTTAAGTACATCTGTTCTACGTCAAATACTGGAGTTAACTGACCACCAGTTGAGAACTGAATACCCTTACCTGACTGATAACGGAAGTAACGGCGAGTCTGACGAATAACCTGGTTACCCATAGTGTTAGTCGCTGTTGTAAGAGAAACACCACCATCATATGGTCGGTGAACGATATAACCATCGCTCTTAGTTAAAATTAACGCAGTCTGCGGAACTGTTACAGCAGACTGTTGACGGTCTAGTTGAAAAGACAAAGTACGTGTTGTTGGTACGTCTGTCACTGACCAGTTACCATCAAAGCTGTTAGTTCCAGAAACCACAATTAGGGAACCTGGGTAAACACCGTGTGGGTTGTCAAATGTTACGGTCACCTTTGAAATAGGCGCGGCACCATCAGTTGTTGCTCTAAAAGATTTAGTATTTGAAACTCCACCGATAGGTGCGTTTCCACCTGGGATATGAGCACCATCAAAGATGTCTCCACCGTATACGTTTGTCAATGTTCCAGATAAAATATCTCCAGAAACAATTCCGCGAGCAGTATAGGTAAAGGAGGTTGTAGTAGGCACTGTTGTTACAAGAGAAGTTCCTTCTGCAAGAAAATTAAGAGTCTCTTGAACCGATACTACCTGACCAGCAGATAAAGAGTGTGGTAGTGCTGTGGTAACAGTGATTACTGAGCGTGGACGAGCTCCATCGCCAACCATTGTTACAAGGTCAATTGCGTTACCGCCAGTTGCCTTAGGGAAGAATGATGGGTAGTTATTATGTAAGAATAGTGCTTCCCACTTAGATGGCTGTACAGAGTATTCAAAGTCTGTATCCATAAGAGATTGTGGTTCTGAGACACGAAGCTTCTGAGCTCCGTCAAGCATAACGTCGCTAAAGTCTACCTTTTGGTGTTCGTCATCTACAACAATCTGTAGGTTGTCCGTTGCAGACATGCCTGTTGTGCTAAGAGATGCATTTAGCTGAATAACAGTTTTATAGTCTGGTTGACCATAAGGGTTTGAGATGCTGTTGTCTGGGTAAATGTAGGTTACTGTTGCTGTTGTATTTGGGTCTGAAAAGTTGAAAAGAACCTGGTTAGTTGTTGCGTTAACAATAAGGAAGAAATGAATTTTCTTAATGTAGCGCTCAATAGTAATTGTCTTTGTCGTTGGATTAAATACATAATCCTCGGGCGCAATATTACGTGCCATTAAATATTACCTTCCTAAATTAACGTAATCGGTTGGATAACGGTCTGAGTAATTGTAGTGGTTCGTGTCTGTGAATAACGAGGAAAAAAGATGCCAAGTTCTAGTTGAGCATCCATAACTAGTTGTTCACCACGTCCACCATCTCCAGCTGGTCCTGGTGTACCTGTTGGTCCACGAAGTCCTGTAGGTCCCGCAGCACCGTTTGAACCCGCAGCACCAGTTGGTCCCGCAACACCATTAGAGCCTGCAGGCCCTGTTGGTCCTTGAATACCACTGGCATATACTAGCGCACTCCAAAGCTGTGTACCGTTGCCAACTTTAAATCTTCCAGTGTCAAGTTCAAGACCAAGTTCACCTTCTGAAAGAAGGGGATTAGTAGTTGACCACTGTAACGCCGTAGCACGACGTAATTGTAATTTAATTGCCATTAGTTACCGCTCACGTCTCCTCCGTCGATAGTTATAACCCCGCCATAATTGGTATCGGCGCTGCCACCATCTACGTTCAATAGTGTAGTGCCTGTAGGGCCTGTTGGACCTAGTAAACCTTGATTTCCTGTTGGGCCAGTTGGACCTTGAATACCCGTAGGTCCTTGAATACCAGTTAAACCTGTTAAACCTTGTGGCCCAGTTGGTCCTGTAACACCAATAGTTGCAGCAACAATTGCTTGCCAGTTTGCTGTGTCTTCAAGAGGAGTGATTCCAGCAGTTGATGCGCTGTTTCTACGAACGTATGTTCCCTTTAAAGTTGGGGTGTCGTAGAAAACTGCTTGACCAACTTGATAAGAAAGACCTTGCTGCCAAGTTCCAATAACTGTAAATGGAAGTGGACCAGTAGCTCCAGTAGGACCAGCAACAGTAGATGCTGCTCCAGTAGGGCCTGTGGCACCAGTTATACCTGTGGTACCAGTAGGTCCTGTAGGTCCTTGAACAAAACCAGCGTTTACATAAGCGCTGCCTTGCCAAACATAAAGTTGACCCTGAATAAGATATGCGTCACCAGTTGCTGCAGTTGGAAATGCTGCGTTAAGTTCCGCAAAAGAGTTGAAGGAACCAAGAATACCTAAACCGCGACCTTGGATACCAGTAGGTCCTGTTACACCTTGGATACCTTGAGGACCTGTTGGACCAGTAACACCTTGGATACCCTGCGCTCCAGTTGCACCAGTTAAACCAGTTAAACCAGTTGCACCAGTCGGACCTTGAACACCTTGAATACCTTGAATACCTTGTGCACCAGTAGGGCCAATATTTCCTTGAGGACCTTGTGAACCTGTTGGACCTATGCCGCCTTGAGAACCTGTTGGACCTTGGATTGCTCCAGCACTTGCCCATGCAGAGCCAGCCCATACAAATAGAACACCGTTAACAAGATAACCGTCACCTGTTGCTCCAACAGGTTGAGCAGTTTGAAGTGCAGCAAGTGAGCCATAACTTCCAAGAATAAAAATTCCAGAACCAGCAGGACCAGTAGCACCCGTAGGTCCCTGCGCACCAGTTGTTCCAGGAGTACCTGTAGAACCTGCTGTACCAGCAACACCTTGAGTACCTTGTGGACCTTGAGCACCTGTTGGACCAACAGCACCAGGGAAACCTGCAGAACCTGTAGGGCCTGTAGCACCAGTAGCACCCTTTACATAAAGAGCCCAACCAGTTCCGTTATCACTTGGTATTCCACCAACTGTAAATTGTGCTGGGTTAGTTAATACCCAGATTTCGCTTCCATAACTTACGCCGTCATATAGAACGTAAGTTCCAAGTGAACTCCAAACACCTTGATTAGTAAAAGTAACACTTGTTACAGGGCGTGTAGTTCCTGTTGGACCCGTTGGTCCAGCAATAGTAGATGCCGCACCTGTTGGACCAGTAGCACCAATGTTTCCTTGTGGACCTGTAGGTCCAAGATTTCCTTGTGCACCAGTCGCACCTGTAGGTCCAATCACTGTTGATGCAGCACCAGTAGCACCAGTTGCTCCAGTAGCTCCAGTAGCACCTACAGCACCAGTAGGACCGATTACTGTCGATGCAGCGCCTGTTGCACCAGTAGCACCAGTAGGACCAGTAATTGATAAACCTTGTGGACCTGTTACACCTTGAAGACCAGCAAAGCCTTGAAGACCCTGTGTTCCTTGAATACCTTGCGGACCTTGCGGACCAGTTGCGCCAGTAGGACCAACAGGACCAGTGTCACCTTGTGCACCTTGTGGTCCATTAATACCTTGAAGACCTTGTTGACCACGTGGTCCTGTAGGACCAGAACCGCCAGTAGCACCAGTTGGACCTTCAAGGTTTCCAACGTTAGTCCACTGACCGCCGCTCCAAATAATTAAATTGCCGTTAGCAAGAAGATAAGCTTGACCAGCACTACCAGTTGGGTTTGCTGTTGTTAAATCATTAAGTGTTGGGTACTCGCCAAGAATATTTAAACCTTGACCAGGTGCACCTGTAGGACCTGTTGCTCCTTGAACACCAGAATAACCTTGAGGACCTGTGGCACCAGCGGGTCCAGCGCTTCCAGCAATACCTGTAGGACCTGTTGCGCCTGTTCGTCCTGTAGGACCAGTTGGACCTGTTACAGATGGGCCTGTTAAACCAGCGGCTCCTGTTGCGCCTGTTGCGCCAGCAGGACCTGTAGGTCCGCGTTGTCCAGTAGGGCCAGTTACACCAACAGGTACGGTTGGTCCCGTTGCACTGGTAGGGCCAGTTACGCCTGGATACCAATCGCTGTTATCAGGGCCTACGACAATAATCTCATCTGCCACTTTAGTCCACCGTTACCTGTTGAGTTACAAATACTTGACCTCTCAAGTACGTTTTTTCCCATGTAGGGTCTGAAACTTTAGTTGCCTGCAAATCCCAGAACGCACGAACAGGAAGATATTTAGTTTTATCACTTACTAGCGACAACTTAAGCCTTCCTTGTGCAGCATCTAAAATTGTAACATCTAGAGTGGCATATTTAGATGGTGAATTAGGGTAGGTGCGAATCTCTGCTTTCCATGTAAGACCCGTAATATTAAATGCAAAGTCAACAATTTGCTCAAATGTGTCGCCTTGGTACATAACAATGTCATAAACCTCAGCTGTTGTAGGCACAGGCTCATACCCCATTGGGTCTACAGGAAGATACATACGCTCTGGTTTTCTAGCATCATCAATCTCTTGGCCCTTGTATATAGGTACAAATTTATTAGTGTGACGGCTAGTACGACGAAGAGTGCCAACCTGTATACGCCATAGGCCTATATTAAGAGCAGCGCACAGCTGACGGTACTGTTCCCAGCGTTGCTGAATTGTGTTAGTCAGCTGTGCATAGCGCTGTGAACGGGGAATCACTACGCCATCAGGCGCGGTGATATTAATATCAAAGGACGCATCAGTAGCTAAAGCCCACAAGGCTTCAATAGTTGCAAGGATAGCAATTGGGTATTCCTCAACTCCAGGAATCATCTTAAGGTTTATTGCGCTGCCAAAGTTATCTGTTCTTTCGTACACGTGCTGCTCTACGGCAGTATTAATAAAGCGCTCAATGTCGCTATCTGTAAAGTATCTGTAACCAGTTCCGTTAACAACTAGTTTTGCCCCAACAATAAGGGGGTCTTTAAAGTGAATAATGCCTTGGTCTTTTTCTAATTTATAACCAAAGGGTGCTGGGACCACGTCGTCAATAACTGCGACATAAAGTGTGTATGGGTCAACAGGCTTAGTGTTTAAATAAAAATCTTTTAATACACCGTCACCATCAGCGGTGAAGGTAAATTCTTTAGGTAAGTCTCCAAGTTCAAGACGAACTCTCGATACAAGGTCTGCCATTGAGGCCACTTAATTCACTCCTTTAACGACTATGTAAACGAAGAAGCGGGCAGTAATGCCCGCCGCTCCGCCGAATTAAGTGCTCGATAATCCGTTAACTGCTTAGATTACTCCAGCTAGATAACCTTTTTCCTCAAGATGCTGTGCAACTTGACGAGACACTTTGTACTTCTGTCCAGCTTTAAAGCTGTAGTAGTTTCCTGCACCTAGTGTCATAGAATCAATTGTTTCGATAACACGGATTACAACTGAGTCTTCTGACTCGCTAATTACTGTTGGGTCATCAACAATAACTGTTGCACGGTTTGGTACGGTTGCATCTACTACTTCTGTTTCAAGCTTGATTTGTGCTTCGGCAGTAGCCATAGACATTTCCGATGCGCGTTCTTGCATTGCCTCTAGATTTTCTTCTAGAGCCGCTTCACGTACGCGACCAGTAACATCCGTCGGTTTTACTTTACTTGCCATTTATATCCTCCGATTTAGTAACTGTTAAAGTGGGGGCCTGGTTGCCCAGGCCCCCTAGGTAAAACTAATTAGTTGGTTTCTGCAATGATTACAGACTGGTCAGTGATTAGACCAAGACCGAAGATTGAGTACCAAGCAAGAGCATGCTCACGACCGAAGTCAAGAATTCCGCCATCGCGAAGTTCAACTGGTAGAGAGATTGCGTGACCGAATGCGTTATCTCCAATGAAGATACCTGCGTAGCGGTCTGAACCACCATTACCTGTCTTTGTAGCAGGAGTGATGTAACCTCCACCAGCAGTTACTGTTGGGTTAGCAACAGTTGTGTCTGTGGTGTAAGAAGCACCAGCACCGCCAGCAACCTTAAGAACCTGTGTGGTTTCGATGAATACGCAGTCGTATAGACGACCGATTTCACCGAGCATAAAGTTACCTGGAGCAGCGTACTTAGTGACTTCAATAAATTCTGGATTGTCACGGAGCTTACGGCTCTGGTGTGGGTGAACAAACGCAACGTATGTTTCGCCGAGGCGTGGGATGTTCTTGGTTGATAGGGTCTCTACTGCATCCTTCACTGTGTGAGGTGTCATGTAGTAGGTACCTGTCATAGCAGCGCGGTTAGCAGCGGTTGTACCATCTGCGTACCAGTTGTTAACTGCTGTAAGTGCTGAGCGGTCTTCACCATAAATTGTTGAAGTCGCTGCATATAGTGTGTCGCGTGATAGCTGGTCTAGGTAGATAGCCATGTTACGACCAAGAAGACGTGAGGCTGATGCCATTACGTCATCGAATGATGCGTTAAGAAGAAGTTCTGATACAGCAAGAGCATATCCATGCTCTGATACTGTGATTGAGAACTGCTGTGCAGTCAACGCGTTTGTCTGCATACGTACACCTTCAACAAGACCGCTTGCGAAGCCTAGGTTGTTGTAACGCATGAAGTTGATTTGTAGACCAGGTGCAACACCAAGTTCAGTCTTCTTGACTGCAAACTGCTCAAAGCGAAGGATAGGCATAGCCTGGAACAAGATTTCCTTGGACCAGATTGTCTGAATCGCTTGAGTCAGCTGGGTGTTAGTGCCTGAGTATGCTGTTGGGGCTGCGGCTAAGTTGCCTGTACCCGTGATACCAGATGCCATTTACTTGTGACTCCTTATTTGTTGGAATTTGGGATTGTTGGGTTTACCCGAACAGGCCGCGAGATTTACCACGAGCAGTGTCGCTCATGATACGTTCTCTGTACTTTGCGTAATCGTTCATCGACATGGACGAGATATCCTCGGCCGTAAAGTTACGTTGCTCCATATTAGTGTCCATTTGTCCGAGCGGGGGCGTGGTTACCCTTGTCCCCGTCATTTCTTTCCTTGCGTTCTGCATAGCTGACTGCGCAGATTCAAGAATTCTTGCTGAACGTTCTTTTAAACCTGCAATACTTGCGTCAACTTCATCAGGGGTGTTACCACTGATAAGGTCTAGCAGTTCAGGAATAATAGCTTCACGTTCTGTTTCTACACGCTGTGTGCGGTAGGTTTGTAGGTCAGCAAAAGATTTTTCGCGTTCCAGAAGAGCAAAGGCACGTTCACGCTCTTGACGCTCACGCTCCAACTGCTCCTGCCACTCTTGTTCCTTGGTCTTAAGCAAAGTACGAACATCCATGTCACTTTCAAGAGCTTCCTGCTCAGCTTTAGCTTTTGCTTCTGCTTCTGCAGCACGTGTAGCAAGTTCTGCTTCACGTTCTCTTTTAATGGCGTCGAGTTCTTCCTTCAACTTATCAATCTGAGGGTAGAGCTTTTCTTTTTCTTGGCTTCTTACTTTTGCCAAGTCATCTTCTGTATAAAACTTAGAAGTTGCCTTAGTAGTAGGTGCGTCAGCGACAACTGCGTTGTCTGACGACTGGGCTACAACTGGAACTACTCCTGCTTCTGCCGCGAAGGCATCAGCGTTAGATACTTCTGCTGTTTCCATAGTTATCCTTTACATTCTAGGGGTCGTTTTCCGAAGTGAGAGCACAAATGACCAAACGTTGATTCTATTGTCTTTCTAAATACAAAAAATGTCAGGCTAAACCTTTATTTTTCGTACTCTTCTGGTACTCGCCTCTGTGGGAGGACAGTTCCATAAGCTTCAGTTACCAACTTGTTACGCAGGTCTGCTTCGCCCATATTGGCGGCACCTAGCGCGTCATCTATCGTTGGTGGTAGTACTGCTGGGGCTCCAGGAGCTCCAGTTGCACTAGGGGCACCAGGGGCGCCTCCTGTTTCAGGGTTAGGCATAGTGCCTGTAAGTTCAGCAATCTCTTGTTCAATCTGGGTCTGTAGCAACTTAAGTGCGCCATCGGCTGTAGCGTCATCAAGAAGCTCTTGACGAATCTCATTAAGTTTCTCAGTTGGGAACTCTTCACCCAAAGTACGCAAAGCGCCTTCCTTAGACTCAAGGCCTAGGGATAGCATTGACTGGACTTCGTTAAGTGCAATCAACTTGTCTAGTGGAAGAGGCTGTGGGAAGAATACGTAAGTTTGATACGTAATAGGGTCGTTAGGGTCTAGACGGTCAACCTGACCCTTTTTAAGTTTAACGTTTCTTGTTGGGTCCCATATAAATACTTCAGGCTCCTTGATAGCAATGCTACGAAGGATAAGCTCGTTAACGCGCTCTAGGCCGTGTGCGTACTGAATAATCTTTTGGTGATAGCGGTTCATCAAAGGTTGGAACTGGATAGATAGCGCAACACCTGATGTGTTAGAGATAGGCTGTGCTTGACCAAGAGCAGTCTCAGGAACACCAATCATCTCGTGCATGGACTTCTTAAGCATAGCTAAGAATTCCATTGCACCCTTTAGACCTTGTGAGCCACCTTCTAGGTTCTCTACCTTTGCGTCTTTTGGTAAACCGCCCCAGACTTTGTTAGCGCCCTTTTCCAA